TGCCGCATATCTCCTGGGCCTGCGCTGGATGCGGGGTCAAGGAGCACTGCTACGTCTACCACAAGGACGCTCGCTTTTCCCCTATCGTTACTAACACCGCACACCAGGAGGCATAGATCATGTCTAGCACCGAAGCACCCTTCCGCGCCACCCTGCCCGTGGAGATCATGGGCCACAAGATCCTGCTCACCGCAGGGGGAGACACTTTCAGCGACTACCAACTGCGCTGGGCTGAACTGGCCGAAGGCGCACCGACTCTGTTCGAGTCCTTCCAGTTGATCATCGCCGCACTCAATGCCCAGCCTTTGACGGCACCCCAGGCTCAGCAGCCAGCACCGCCTCCTGCTGTTGCTGTTGATAACGGCGGCTGGAACGCAGCACCTGCCACTCCCCCGGCAGCCCCTACTGCGTTCCAGTCTGCCGCGACTCCCTCGTGCGCTCACGGTCCTCGCAACGCCGTTGCCAAGGTCGGAGCCAAAGGCCCCTGGAAGGCGTGGATGTGTAACGCCCCGCAGGGAGCACAGAAGTGCGATCCGATCTGGATCCAGAAGAACACCCCTGAGTGGAACAACTTCCCCGGCTAGTCGATGAGACGACTAGACCGTGCAGTCACCCAGCTTGATCGGAACGGTGCAGTCATCCCCGTGCCGTTCCGATCCTGGGCTGACTACCAAGTGTCCATACGCCGAGGGGAGGTGACGATGATCGCCGGACCACCAGGAGCAGGCAAGTCAACGCTGGCCTTGAGCATCGCTGTCATGGCAGGAGTGCCCACGCTGTATGCCTCCATGGATACCCATGAAGCCACCATGGCCCTACGCACGACAGCCATGCTCACCGGGCTCAATCAGGTGGAGGTGGAGCAGCGCATCCAGGCAGATCCCAGTTGGGCCTCGCAGATCCTGGCCGCGAATGCCGGCCACATCACCTGGATGTTCGACTCGTCCCCTTCCATGCAGGATCTCGCTGACGAGATCAGCCTGTACCGGGAGATCCACGGGGAGAACATGAAACTCCTCGTGGTGGACAACGCCATCGATGTCACCCACGACTCCGGTGATGAGTTTTCTTCATTGCGCTCACTGATGCGTGAGCTGAAGTGGTGGGCTCGGGATACAGGCGCAGCCTGCCTGGTCTTGCATCACACCTCAGAGTCCTACACCGGTGATCCATGTCCACCCCGTGCAGCCTTGCACGGCAAGATCGCCCAGATTCCCTCGCTCATCTGCACTATCGCTGCACCTTCGGATGGCTACATGGCTATCGCCAGCGTCAAGAACCGCTATGGCCCTGCTGATCCATCAGGAAAGACAGCGATGTGGATGGAGTACAACCCGGCCACCATGCAGATCAAGGATGTGAACCTGTGAGCGAGTGCCGGCATGACGGTTGCGTGCGCCTGATGACGTTCGAGGGTGACGAGAACTTAGTGTGCTGTGACTGCGGGGTGGAGCTGCATGGCAAGTCTTCTTGATTTGTATTGCGGTGCCGGTATGGCATCAGATGGCTACCGGGCGGCAGGCTTTACCGACATTGTGGGTGTCGATATCAACCTGCAACCCAACTATCCTTACAAGTTCGAACAGCAGGACGCACTTGAGGTACTTAGGGACATCGACTACTTGAAGCAGTTTGATGCTATTCACGCCTCTCCCCCATGTCAGGCACACACCAGGGCGAAGCATTTGCGGAAGGCCCAAGGCGGCAAGGCTAAGTACGATGACCTGCTCACCCCAACGTTGGCCGAGCTACGCAAGTACGACTTGCTATGGGTAGTGGAAAACGTGCCCGGTGCCCCTGGCATGGAAGGTGCTGCCGTGGAGTGCGGCAGTGCCTATGGCTTGGGTGTTCGCAGGCACCGCCTATTTCTGGGCAACGTTCCCCTGGAGGGATCTGGCTGTCGGCACAAGGAGCAGGGCAGGCCGTGGGGTGTTTATCACGTTCCCGCTGATTCGATTCCTAAGGGTGGTCGCACTGCCCGAAACGTGGAGCATGGTCGGGAGGTGATGGGAGTGAGTCGTGACATCAGTTGGAACGAGTTGAAGGAAGGGTTCCCTCCTACCTACACGCAGCACATTGGTTCTCAATTACTTGAGGCGATGCTGACATGACAGACCAGTCCAAGCGAGCGAAAGCGAACAAGCGCAAGGGCGCTGCCTTCGAGATCGACCTGGAGTCCTTCTTCTCGGGGCTCCTGCTCAAGGTCATGCGCCTGGTGCGCCGAGGTAAGGACGACGAGGGAGATGTCCTGCTGCGTGCAGCCGATGTCGCCTTCGTCATTGAAGCGAAAAACGAGAAGGCCATGAACCTCTCGGGCTACATGGCCGAGGCCAAGGCCGAGGCGCTGAACTGGGAATCACGACATGTGCATGATCCCGATGCCCCTGCCCTGGTCATCGGTGTCGCCGCTGTGAAGCGGCGCATGCAGCCGATCTCGAAGACCTACATCGTCATGGAGGCTGATGACTTTGCCGCGCTCTGCCTACACCTACAAGCACGGTGACTTATGGAAAGTATTGCAGCACTACCAATGGAAGCTGCCCTCAGCCAAGTCGGGATGGCAGACGATCTCGTGCGGCCTGCACGAGGACAGGCGTCCTTCCTGTCGGGTGAACAACTCCACGGGCGGGGTTGCCTGTATGTCATGCCAGTTCAAGGGCGACGTTGTCGCTCTGGTCAAGCACATCGAGGGAGGTGAATGGAAGGATGCTTTCCGAATCCTTGAAGGAATCACTGGCGGCAGCAGCGCAGACGTACCACGAGAGCGTGGAAGAGGCGTCGGCGTATCTGGCAGCACGAGGAATTACCAAAGCAGCAGCCGAGGCTCATCTGCTCGGGTACGTCACTGAGTCCAATGCCGCTGTCGGGCATGAGCAGTATGCCAATCGGATCTCCATCCCCTACCTCACGACCTCAGGTGTGGTGGACATCCGCTTCCGATCCATCTCCGACGATGTCACCCCGAAGTACCTAGGCCGAATCGGTGCAGAGCTGATGCTCTATAACCCCCTGGCCTTTACTGTCCCCTCCGATGTCATCGCCATCTGCGAAGGCGAGATGGACACCATTGTCACCAACATGTGCGGCATCCCTGCCGTGGGCCTTGCCGGCGTGAATGCCTGGAAGCCGTACTACTCACGGGCTTTCGGCGACTACCAGCGGGTGCTCGTGCTCGCTGACGGCGATCAGCCAGGTCGTGAGATGGGCAAGAAGATCGCCACTGCCGTGGAGCAGGTGACCGTAATCCAGATGCCAGATGGCATGGATGTCAACAGTACCTACCTCAGCGAGGGTGCTGAGGGTATTCGAAGGAGATGTGGTGTCTAGTGCGACAGGACGATTGGCAAAAGCTGATCGAGATGATCCAAAGTCTTGGGTTGAAGGTCACTGGTATCGACAAGAAGAAGTTCGAGCTGACGGTGTGGGTTCCCCCTCCTCAGCGATAGCGTTTTCTCTGGCCCAGGTCTATGACGAGGCCGAGGCTCTGCTTCTGTCGAAGCACAATGACTACGGGCCGAAGAACATTGCCAATGCACCCTTCGGTCCCCTGTTCGGCCTGCTCGTAAGGATGCACGACAAGCAGGCTCGGGCTGTGCATCTGGTGTCCAGTGATGAGACACCGAACCATGAGTCCCTTGAGGACACGTTCATGGATCTGCTCAACTACGCAGCCATTGCCATCCTCGTCCTGCGAGGTCAGTGGCCTGGGGTGAAGGCGTGAACCTCGCTGACTTCCCCGATGCCGGGGACATGGTCGACCCGATGGTCAACGTGCACCTGATGAGCGGATCCATCATCCAGCTCCAGCAGGTGAGCATCGTCAAGATCGCCCAACACCTGCACAACAACGGATTCGTCTTCCTCTCCGATGGAGAGGGATCTTATGCCGTCTTCTTTGATCACGGCGTAGCCGCATTGACAGTCAAGAGCGCGACCGATACCTGAGAGGGCCAGTAGTTATGCGCCGAGTGATAGCCATCAGCGACCTTCAAGTTCCCTTCCACGACAGACGCGCAGTCGATGCCGTCGCACAGTGCATCAGCGACATCAAGACCGACGAGGACATCGTGGTCACAGTCGGTGATGAGATGGACATGCAGACCATCAGCCGCTGGTCCCAGGGCACAGCCCTGGAGTGGGAGCGGTCCATCGGCAAGGACCGTGATGCCACCGTGCAGGTGCTTCGGGATCTCCAGGTGCAGCATGTCATCCGTTCCAACCACACCGACCGCTTGTACAACCAGATCATGCGCAGGCTTCCCGGTCTGCTCGGCCTGCCTGAGATCGAGTTGAAGAACTTTCTCCGACTCCCAGAGTTGGGTATTGAGTTCCATGAGCAGGCGTTCACGACTGCGGCTCCCGGCTGGGCCATCATGCACGGTGACGAGGCAGGCGTCAGCCAGATTGCCGGCCAGACTGGGCAAGGGCTTAGTAAGAAGGTCGGCCTGTCGGTTCTGTGTGGGCACACACATCGCTTGGGCTTGCAGCCCTATACGCAGAGCGTGAATGGCAAGGCTACGCGCACCCTGTACGGGTTTGAGGTGGGCAATCTCATGGACATGAAGAAGGCCACCTATGCCAAGACGCACAACTGGCAGCAGGGCTTCGGAATCTTGTACGTCGACGGTCAGACCGTCACCCCCTGCCCCATCCCTATTGAGAAGAAGTCATTCGTCGTAGAAGGAGTCCAATACCGATGGAACTGAGTGACCGTGAGATTCAGATCATCACTCAGGGGGCGACGAACGCACACTCAGCGCAGAGGGGATTCATTCCTCTGTCTGATCTGATCAATGACGGCGTGCTGTGGGCGCTGGAGCACGACAAGAAGGTGGAAGCGTGGCGGGAGAAGGGCAAGTACGGGGAGAATCTGCTGCGTTTCAGCGTTAAGCAGGCATGCCTGTCGAGGATCGCCAAGGAACGACGCCGGGTGTACCAGCTTGAGCGTGGTGATGTCGCCTACTACACCCCGGCCATGATCAAGGAGATCCTCCCCGACATCTTCGACCCTGAGGACTGGCTCAATAGCGGATCCTCGGACATGACTGACAAGGTATCGGGCGTATCTCGCCCGTCTGAGGGCAACAACAGGCTCGCCACCTTGTGCGATGTGTCCTTTGCCTTTGGCAAGTTGTCTGAATCGGATCAGTCCCTACTGCGGGATCTGTACGAGGACGGTGGGGTCACCCATCAGGTACTCGCCGCCACCCTTGAGGTGAGCGAGAAGACAGTACAGCGGCGTGAGCGCCGCGCCCTGGAGCGTTTGTGTGACCGGCTCGGGGGTGAACTTCCATGGTTCAACAAGGTCAGGAGCGCGTGATGTGGCCCTGGATTATCGGATCAGCCGTTGCTATCGCCGGGCTGTGTGTCGGATGGGTTGCCGGTAGCATCATTGTGATGTTGCGCGAGGAACCTTTTGATATCTGGGAATGGGATGAGGACTGAGGATGCACAACTGGTGCAGACCCCCTCTGCATTGAGAGGGGATCCGCACCAGAAGCAGTCAGGCACTGTCCTTGACTTCCATGTCCTGAAGGCGCATCACTGCGCCCCATAGTTCGTCGCAGACCACGCTGTCACCGGGATAGGTGGCGGCGTAGGTCGCCAGCATGGATGCAGCTCGTGCCTTGAAGTCCCGCTGACCGTCTCGGTAGGCCCGTCGAGCAGCCTTCTTGGTATCACTCTCGAATAAATTCATCATCAGCCTCAGTAGGTGCGATCAGGTGCGCATGGCAGGCAAGGCAGCGCACATCTACGAAATACATTGCCGGCTGTCGGTCATGGAAGATGACGACAGTGGCGAAAGATTGATTGCCGCACAGGCAGACATGAGTGGGGCCTGCCCAGCGGTAGTCCGGCCCATCCTCACCGAGTTCAGCGAAGATGTATGACCAGGGCTTGGTACTCACGGGATATTGACGACCAGTGAGTCCACGCCGATGGCGTGCTGACAGGCACAGCCTTTGCAGTAGCCATGACACTCACGCGCCATGTCTAGGTAGTGGTTCTTGGGGTCAGCCCGCCATGCCTGGTTCCATTCCCCACCCTTGCGGCAGTGAGAGCAGATCACGATGCCTCCCAGCGCATGAGCCCGAGTGAGATGGGACTGGCAATACCATTGAGCTTGATACCTAGTTGCGCCCTCAACTGCCTGAGGCCGGACTCATTTATGCCACCCCAGGATCCGGTCGCCTCGTGATGCAGACCCCATTCCAGGCAAGCAGGCTGCGATTCGCAGGTTGCGCACATCTCATAGACCATGCGCTGCTCTGCACTGCGGGCATCCTTGGGCTCAGGAAAGAACCACTCGGGATCCACCTGCCGGCACGGCTCATCCCCCGTCCATTCGGGGTACTGCGCCCTCACTCGCTCATCCCCGACAGGGTCTGCTTGAGTTCGTTCACCCCGTTGTCGTCATATCCGAACGAGCGAACAGCGATGGATGCGTAGTCAATACACCAGCGAGGGGACCAGGGTGCGGGGTAAGGGTCGAAGCCCTTGGTCTGGCAGTAGTGGAGATACATCAGGCGAGCGAGCAGGCCGATGGCCTGGTCATCATCCACGCTCGTGGTGGTCTCGGTCATGTCTGCTTGGACTGTCATTGGATTCCTTTCCTAGGTCCGTAGTGTGATGTTAGCAAGGTGCTAGTGCTGGTGCTAGTGACACGCCTAGTCGGCGTGCTTCATGTCTTCGATGCCCCACTCAGTGAGCATCTCCAGTGCAGCGGCCTCAGCTTCAGCCCTCTCCATGCGCTCAGCACAGACAGGGCACAGGTCGATCTCGTACAGGGAGCAGGTGCTAGTGATGCTCACGGCTCCCCCAATCCCGCAGCCTTTCCCAGGCCCGCAGATCCTGCCGGTATCGCAGCCAGCGGTACTCCTCCCAGCCGATCAGCACTGCCGGTGCTGCCACGAACACCAGCAGCACGAGCACGGCGGCCTCCCAGGCACTCATAGCCGCACCCCCTGGAACTCCGGCTCACCTTCCATCGGTGCGGGATCCCGCAGGAAGTCCTCGAAGGACTGCCGGCTCAGCTCCCGCCCTCTGCGGTTGATGCCGTCCAGCGTCCAGATTCCTACCGTCTGGTCACTCCAGGTAGTCATGCGGTAGGTCTCGTAATCAGGCAGGGTGTAGTGCCCGATGGACAGGCCCCAGCCAGTCTCCCGCAGCCAGTCCTCGCCGATGATGCGACTCGTGGCGATGCGATTGGCGTAGGCAGGGTCATTCCAGCGACCTACGGCCCACGAAATTGCTGACATCAGTTCGGTGAGCTGATCAGCTCCCCCCCAGTGGCTGTACAGGTACAGGACGGGTGATTCAGGGGTGTCTCGAAACCCCCAGATAGCGCGGTCTCCCATGATTGTTACTCCTCGTGCTAGTGGTAGTGGATGATGTTAGTGACAGGGTGTGACAGTGGGTCTAGTTCCACCGGCTCGAGCATGCCCAAGCGCAGGGCTCCCCCGGCTCAGCTCGGCAGTCTGGACAGGTGCTCGTGGTCGGGGGTTCTAGCGTCATGCCCCCATAGGGGCAGGCGATAGCGTCGTGCGATGCGTCGCACTGAGAGCAGGTAGGCCGGATGCTAGTCATGTCTAGTACCCCGCTAGGTAGTCTTCGAGCATGGCGCTAGCGCCGTCCATGTCGTCGCCGCATAGCTCGAAGGCTGCACCGGCTAGTGCAGCTCGAAGCGATCCGGCAGTATCGGCATTGCAGGATGCGCCATACGTTGTCAGCGCCGAGCACCCTTTCACCTGGAAAGCACGGGCCACCTGCCGATACGTCTGGCCCGTATCGCTTGCCTCATCGTGCAGGCAGTCATTATCCCAAGGCTCCCCGCATCGTGAGCAGTAGATGTCCATGGCGGCATTCCTTTCCTGTCGGTTTCGTTGTCCTAGCCCTATCGGACTAGGGTTAGGCTAGGTACTAGTCCTAGCCTAACCCTAGCACGACAGTCTGCTATGTCAGGATGAGATCACGGACGAATCCTGACGTATCCCGCTTGCCTGCCTCACCCTTAGGACGTAGGCCGACGATGACACCCTGCGGATCCTCGGTACGGTCATCGGACAGGTCCCCATCGATGACGCGGAACGTGCCCATGCCTAGCGGGATCCATTCTGGCATCGGCTCACCCTTGCCTACCCTGATGGGCATCGCCACGGTACCCCCAGACGACAGGATGTCGACTAGGTAATCATCGGGGGTAGCGGCAGGTTCCTTCGCGGAGTAG